CTGTGAACATCATAGCGCGACATAACAGCAGATGACCGGGTGTCCACCTACCGGGTGTGGCGCGCGTTGGTGAACTTTCGTGGCAGAACTCTGATGTTTTCGGTTTTTTTTTTTTTTCAAGCAGAAGACGGCATACGAGATATTGGCGTGACTGGAGTTCAGACGTGTGCTCTTCCGATCTGGGATGTTCGCGTCGGGGGGAGGTGCCGCGCCCGGTGGCAGACCCGCGGCCTGCGGCGACCACGGCATCTGCGCGGGGGGTTGTGAGGTGGGCGTGAGGAACGGGGCAGTCGGGTCGTTGGAGGGTGGAGTTGGGGCAGGAGACTCAACGGGCAGAGGAGCCCCCTGCCCCGGATCTGGCGCGCCGATTTGGACATCGGGTGGAGCGTCGACGGGTGCCTCAACGTTCGGCATCGCGACGTTCAGACCGCCGGCCGGCACACCGACAGCGGTAGCACCACCCGACGCGGCAGCCTCAACTGCGGCGACAAGCGCGTCATGGTCAAGTTGAAGGGCCATAGCGACCTACTTTCGTGGAGTGTGTGGAGTGTGAAGAACCGCGGGAAGTGGGGTGAGCGCTGGTGGCGCGGGTGTCACGGCCCGTAGCGTCCACCGCGGGGACTGCCGGATGCCATGAGTCGGCCGATCTCGTCGCCGTTGGGGATCGGGCGAGACATGAGCCCGGACGCGCCCTGCGGCATACCAGCACCGCCCCCACCCATCGACATGGGAGTCGGACCGCCCATCGGCATCCCACCGGGAGGACCGGGGAGTGGAGGGGGCATGGCGCCGGCACTGGGGGACATGGGACCGCCGAGCATCGCCATCAGGTCGGCACCGCCGCCACCGGGAGCACCAGCGGCACCACCGGCACCGGGAGCTGCGGGAAGCGGGGAAGGCTGGGGCTGCATGTCGCGCGCCTTCTGGATCACCGCGGTCTCCAGTTCGACAAGCCACTGGACATCCGCGTCAGGCGCGAACTTCAAGTCTGTAATCATCTGCGCGAGAGAGGTCAACCCCTCGCTCATCGTGTTCATCGTGCGTGACGGCATGAGACCTCTCTCGCGTCAGATGGGTGTACGGGTGCAGGTTGGGGTCGGGCGCGCGTGGCCCGTGACCCAGCTACTTGGCGGTCTCGTCGCGAGGAGTGCTCGGACCGCGGACCTTGACGTGCGGGTCACGACCGTGCTTGTTGAGCGAGGTGTGGCCGAGACGGTCGATGCCGGCATTGCCGGTCTTGCCGATGGACGGCATTCCTGCGGGGGTTGCCATGATGATGCTCCTGGTGGTTGTGGGTGGGAACGCGGGATGCGCGGTGGTCGTACTAGTCGTCGTCGCCGCACGGCTTGAGCGGCTGGTACCCCGACGTGGGACCGGACGGGATGGTGCGCTCGCCGGACATGTGCGGGTGTTCGTAGTTGGGGTCGTAGCGGACGGCTCGGGAATCCATCTGGTTCTCGACCGGTACGGAGATGCCCTTGGTGATGTCCATGCCGGCCAGTGTAGGTCAGACGCGGGCCGTGGTTCGCGCCCCAGGACCCATGCTCGAACCACCCTTCGCCGCTGCCTCTGCCTCAGCCATCTGCTGCTTGCGCTCCTGCACACGCTTCGCGACCGCGACCGCGTTCGGGAAGTCGATCTCGGTGAGAGCCGCGGTCTCGTCAATGAGTTCCATCGCGAAGAGTTGGACGGCGCGGTTCTCGCGCATCTGGCGAGAAACGTGGTGCCGAGATCCAGCGTCAACGATGAGCTGGTACTGGAGGGGGACACTGCCGTCGGAACCGGGGATGAGGAAGTGGCGGGCCTTGAGCGCACGGAACGAGTTCGCGCCCTCTGACCCAGCGATGGAGACAAGACGCGGGGACGTGTAGTTATCGATGACCAGCGCGGCCTTCTTGCGGAACGCGTCTTGGAGCGCGTACTCGATCTGGCGCAGCATCGCGCGAACACCGACGTGAGAGGCTTCGGCCATCTGGTCCACGGCGCCGCCGCTCGGACGGCCGGCGGGACTGGTGCCCTTGAGGAGCGCGGTCATGCCCGAGATGGACTCCATACGCTTGAGCAAGAAGTCGATGAGCTGCTGCGCGCCCGCGTTGATCGGGGGAGGGTCGAGCCAACCGGTACGCGCGTCGCCACGGTCCAGTTCGATACGCTGGCCCGGCTTGTTCGAGATGCGCCGACGCGACGTACCGATGGATTCGTCAATCCACATGGGGTTGCCGGCCAGTTCGATGTTGTGCTGGATCGCGGCGAGAACGCGGTTGTAGCACTTCTGCGGGGAGATGAGTAGTTCGACCAAGCTGATGCCCCAGAACTCGGCGTTGAAGTCGATCGGCTGGTAGCGAGAATACGGGTGGGCGTTCGCGGTGAAGATCGCTTCGGCCGGTTCGTCCATCAACACCCGATTGTTCGCGACCACCACAACACGCCATTCGGGGATCGCGCGACGAACAGTTTGCTTCGTGTGGATGTCGGTCACGTCCACGTACTTGTGCTGCTTCATCCAGCATTCGAGGACAGTGACACGTGGCATGTCGATGGACGGATAGTGAGGGTTGGTGGTCGGCTTGTTCCACTGGCCCACACCGGTCGCGGGGGGGAGAGCCGCGGGGTTGCCGAACGTCGACTTGCGGGTACCGGTGCCGATGAGATCGAAGATGCTGGGGGGCTCATCAATGTCGACCATGAGACCACCGGTGGTGGAGAACGCGGCCGCGGAACCAGGGAACTTGAAGTCGAGTTCTTGAATGGACATGTTGCGCGCTTCGATGATGTAGAGCGCGTCGTCAAGTGATGTCGCGTTGGGGTCGGGGTAGAGGGAGAACGGGGAGACGTGGCGCGTCTTGGCGTCCCCGAGCCCACCCGCGAGATCAGACTCCCATGAAGTCTTGCCGAACCCACAGCCGTACACCAGACCATCCCACGCGATCATCCCCCATTCGCGTTCCTCCTGATTCGCCTGCCAACCCGCGTCCATCGCGTATTCCAAGTCCTGCGCGACGGTATAGAGATAGTTCGCGAGTTCGGAGTTGGGGACAGCCGCGGGAGAGACAGAAGTGCGGAACTTCATATCCATCTGCCACGCGACGAGAGTGCGGATGATCGGGAAGATTTCGGGGATCTGCGGCGACGGCATCCACTCCGCGCGGTTCGCGGGATTCCAATGCCGGTTGGTGAGCATCCGGTAGCACTCGTTCCAACGCGGGAGGAGCGTGTTCCGGTATGACTTCGCGGCCTGGAAGAGTTGGATGACCCCGTTCACAACCTTCTGTTCGTCGGCAGTGGGAGACGGGGTGAGATGGAACGGCTTGGGGGTCGGGCGGTTGTAGGTCGCGCGAGGAGGACGTGGAGGGACGGTCGGAGTGGACTCGGGGTCGGGGTTCGAGCCAGGAGCGCCATCAGGGGGAGTGGAGCCGGCGCCAGGACCACCAGCGCCACCGGGGAGGGCGGTCAGGTGCGAGGCCGTGGCCGGCATCTGCGGAGCTGTACCACCACTCACCCCCGCGCTGGGGATGCTACCGGTCGGCCCTCCACCTGTGCCTGTCGGCCCGACGCGCTCGGGGTCCAGTGTGGAGAGCGGGTCCATAGCTGCCATGACGTGAGGCTAGTGCAGGCAAGAGGCTAGAAGGCCACCATGCGGCCACGCGACACGGGCTCAATCTCACCGCGCGCGACCCTGCCGTCATGCTGTTCCTTGAGTCCATCGTCACCTAGTTTGTCGGCTGCGAGGCGAACGAGTTCTTCGTGGTCGATAGGTTGGAGATCGCGGGGGATGCCGTCACGTTCAACCAGCTTCTCCTCGGACCGTTTGAGGACATCACGCATTTGACGCATGGAAGAGATGTTCTGGCCGGCAGCGTGGTTGTAGTGCTCCTGCATGACCGGGATGAGTCCGAAGCCGAACACGCGACGGTAACGGGCATCAGGTGAACAGGTGCAGGGGGTGTCGTTCTGGTCGAGACGGGTCTTGGTTGGGCCATCACATGAGTCGATGATTCTCTCGATGTTGCCGCAGTTCGAGCACTTGTAGTCATAGGTTGGCATGTCAGTATTCCCCATTTCCGTAGAAGTCATCTGAGTCGCGGTACTGGTCGGCCCACGGGAAGGCTGTGGGGGGTAGCCGCATACCATGTTTGACAGTACCATCGCGAGACACCCCGGTTTCCTCCACGATCGGAGCTGGGACGGGTACCGCGTCTGATGCCCCACCCGCGCTCGCCACGGCCATCATGCCCTGCTGCACTAGATCGTGTTCGGGCGACTGGCCGCGGTTCGCGCGTAGGTAGGTCGGGTCGGTGAACTGGTCGTTAGGCATCGTGGGCCGTTCGTAGATCGTGCCGGACACACCGATAGCCAATGACATAACGGTGTCGTCGTGTTTCGCGTGTTTCGCGTTCTCGAACTTGCCTTGGTCGTTGACGATGTAGTTCTTCATTTCGTGATAGGTCTGTTCGTCGTGGATCTTGAACCCTGACGTGCCCTGATACGCGCCGAACACCTCATGCTGGAGGTTCGCGACAGCTTCGGCTTTGGACTGTTCGGTCGTGATCCAGCCGACCACGTTGTCCTCGATACCGCGGATTTGCTGCGACTTACGGTGCCGGTAGTAACGCGGGTACTTGGATTCAATGATCGCGGCTGTCTGCGCGCCCGACATGTTGTATTCGGGGATGAGAAGCGCGGTGTTGTAGTAGTAGCCGAGGAGAATCATCTGTTCCGCGAATAGCACCGGGTTCATGCCACGTTGACGGAATGTCGCGCACTGCTCGAGAGTGGGGCGGTAAAGAACCTGGCCGACCGCGTAATCACCGAACATCGTGGCCTTGGACGGGTCAGCGCCGATCGAATACCACGCGCGCGGATCAGGTGACGGGTGGAGGAAGATGTGGAGGGGGCCGTCATGGTCAGGAATGAACTTGACGTTGTTCGTGGAGCGAGGGTCGTAGACGAGCATTCCGCGGTCAGGGAGGATCGGTTCATAGGCCGCGCGGAGGTAGGTCAGGTTGAACACGTTCCGGCCGGTAGACAGGAACGCTTCCGCGTCGGACGCCGGGTACTCCTGATGGAAGTCGTCTAGGTTGCCGTGAAGTTCGGTGGCTAGGGTGCTGCGGCGCCAAATGAGCCGGGATTGGATCTCGACATCGGACTTCCCGATCGCGTGGAGATGCGTGTAAAGATGCCACTCCTCGTCGTCCAAGGTGCCGCCCGCGGGGAGGCGGGCTAGTTTGAGCTTGCGCGCCTCGTCGGCCTTACCGATGTGATGGCCGGTGTAGGACGGATGCGACCACCACGGGAAGAACTGCGGCTTGAACTCAACCTCGTTGGACTTAGCGGCTTCCCATAGTGAGTGAAAGTGGTTGCCGATGCCGTTCGCGGTCGATTCGAGGAAGATCGCGGACAGCGCGGAACGGGGCACACCCTGGTTCAAAGCTTTGAGGAGCTGTTCGGGGTACGGCCAGAACGCCACCTCGGAACCGTGAACGAAATGGAGTGTGCGTGATCTGGCCCCCTCAGCGGACTTCGCGGGGAGTAGCGTGATCTCGGATTGGGTGGGGGTCCACTTGAGACGGTCGCGGGCCTTGGAGCTGGTGTCGTACAGTGACTTCGCCCACCACGACTCCCAGTAGTGGTGAGTCATGTCGATGAGATGGCGCGTCGACTCGCCAGTATGGGACACGATCATGCCACGATGCCGGTTGATGCCGAACGCGAACTGGAACGCGAGAGCCTCGGTTATCGTGGAGATACCAACCTGGCGCGCTTTGAGCGTGATGTGCCGGATAGGCCGGCCGTGCTTGATGTCATCTTCAACGTCCGCGAGGAGACGGGCCTGAGGAGGAGTGATGATCCGGCCGAGAGTTCGTGTTTCCGCGTCTTTGGTGACGATCTTGAGACGGGAAACGAACGGGTAGAGAGACGGCATGGGCTAGTAGTAGTCGCAGTCCGCGTGGATGTCTTCTCCGCGAAGAACTGAATAGCAGGTGGAAACGCGGTCAGTCCAGTCGCGTCGGAACCGCTTGAAACGAAGGGGGGCAGAGTCGAGCCACTGTCCACCAGGGAACAACTCGAACCGCGGGAATGGATGGGTGACTTCGCGCCAGAAAGGATTGGGCGCGAATATCCAATCGTGAAAGTCCTTCCTCTCCCACATCGACTTGAGTATTTTGTCGATCGAGTCCGTGCTGATGACGACGCGTGGGTCAATGGAGATGGGGACCGTGTATTGCTTCATCTGTGTCGGTCTGCGCCAAGTGTTCCGGCTGTAGCACGTTGGTGTTGGATCGTCGTCGCCGTGGCAATAGCGAACGCCGTTGACCACACCGAACCCGGTTGCCGGCCGACCGCACTCACCGCAAAGTTCGACTACCTCATCGTCACTCATGTCAAGTCCGTCGGGTTGTGGATGGGGGCTTGCTGTTCAACTTCCGCGCTGAACACCGGTATCTCGAACTCCTGCTCGATCTCCGCATACTCCGACTCCAACGCGGCACGCTCGGGGAACATCTCAAGGAACATCGCGCGGCACGTTTCGACCACGCGGTTCAGTTCCGCGTCCGTGCGTCGTTCAGCTACCTTGGTCGCGAGGGGGAAGATCTTGACGAGCGCGTTCAGTTTGGTCGAGTCGTCGCCGTGCAAGATGAGCTGTTCAATTGTGTCCAGCCCAAGATGCATGATGGAGATGACGTGATCGGACAGTTCGTCAGACTTCGCGATCGCGTCAGCGGAGTCGTCGGAGAACAGACGCTCGAACTCTGCGAGAGGGTCGTTACGTGGCATAACCGCGAGCGATCCCTGCATTCGCCCACATCATCGCTTCCTCGATCTTCGTGAGAGCGAGTGACAGTTCGCGGCCTTCTGGTACTAGTTCGGTCACGGCCATCATCATCTCATGTGCGGCTTCACGCACGTAACCGTGCATCGCCGCGACGTTCGAATTTGGTGGCGGATGGTGCGAAGTGCGGTGTTCGAGTTCCTCGGGTGTAATGGGCATGATGTTCTCCTAGTCGCCGTTTGCTGGTCCAACCCACTGTGCCATCGCTAGATCGAGCTGTCTACGCGTGTGGCGCTTCAGCACCCTGTCCCTGGCCTCGATAGCCGCCCGGTCCTTCTGGTTCGCTACCGTCGCCGCCCCGACCCCGTACAGGCCACGGGTCTGAGCTGGGGCGTGGACAGAGATGGTCAGCTTGCGTCGGGACGCTTCGCGGAGAGGCAGCGCGATGTATTGGTGTTCCGCGGGAATCAGGAACGCGACAACCAACCCACCCGACTTCGCGTCAAACCTCACACCCGAGATAGACGCGTTGACGGTGCAGATGAGGGATTCGGGGGTGAGGGAAGTGGGGTCGATCCCGACACCGGTGAGGCCGGCGGGGATGCCACGCGCGGGGAGCTGAACGAGCTGAGCGGACGCGTCGTCATCAAGGCGCGCTGGGAGGTCGTCATCCTCGAACGCGTGACCCGAGTCAGGGATCGTCATGGCGTCGTCACAGCGCGGCAAGTCGCGCGCCAGGCACTTCGGCCCAACGCGCCATGATCCACCCGTCCTCATCTGCGTCCCCGACGACGCGCACAGTCGACTCGCCGGTCTCGTCGTTCATGTCGACCGTGATGGTGAGATCGCGGGAGTATGAGGACAGGGACACGAATAGCGCGTCGGGTAGCGCCTCGATGGAGGCGAGGGGGATGAGGATGGCGGTGTCTGTGGAGGGGTTCATCCGTCGCATGGTGGAAGTGTAGCGCGTGGATGGGGCAGAGTGGGAGAGGAATAGAAGGACGCGGGGACAGAGGCGGCACCGACCCGGACAACGGGACGGTCGATGAGCGCGCGGGGTGGAGTGGGCGTGTGGCCGCAGTATTGGCACGCGAGCCTCAACGTGCCGTCGAACGCGTTGGAGACGACGGAGTAGAGGTGCGGGAAGATCGTGCGGCCAGTGGGTGTGGAGGGGTGGTGGGCGCGGGGGTGGGAGGGACAGTTGTGCGATTGCGGCATCGTCATCCTCACAGTGTGGGTAGGTTGATCTCGACGCCAGGGATCACTGGCGGTGTGTAGTCGTCATACGCGCGCCCCAGTGGAAACTCGTCGTCGGTGGGATCATACGCGTCGTAGGCCGCGATAAGTTGTTCCTGGTCGCGTTCGGCGCGTTCCGCGGGAGTCAGGTCCAAGTTGATGGCACCAGGGTTACTGGCGGTAACATCTGTGTCGCGGTGGCGGGGCGTGAACGGCGCGAGGGCTGTGGTGAGCGCGGCCTGAACGATCGCTGGGATGTCGACGGGATCAGGCGCGGGTGGGGGGTCGGTGGTGAACTCGGGGTGCGTGTGGTCGACCGGCGCGTAGTGACTGTCGACGTGCTTCATCAGGTCCCGTGGTAGCCGGTTGACAAGATCGACCAATTGCTTGATTTCAAGGTCTAGGGCCTCATGGGAGTGGTCACGTTTGGCGTAAGG